CCTGCAAAAGCTGCAGAGTTTATCGTAGTTGACTTTAACATCATGCCAACTGGTGCAACTTTCGAAGACTAAGATATTTATATACAAGGAGAAACACTAAATGGCAAATTTAATAGACCCAACAGAATTGATGCACACCAACTTTGAACCAAAGGTTGCAAATAGATTTATCATGTATGTTGACGGAATACCATCATATCTTATACGTAAGTGCGCTAGGCCTTCAATTAAGAATACAGACCAAGCTATCAAGCATATGAACACAACAAGATACATCAAAGGCAGGAACGAATGGGAGGCAATCCAAGTAGAACTTTATGATCCGATTGTACCTTCTGGAGCACAAGCTGTAATGGAATGGGTTCGTTTACACCACGAATCTGTAACAGGAAGAGATGGCTATGCAGATATGTACAAAAAGAATGTAACAATCAATGTACTTGGACCAGTAGGTGATAAAGTTGAAGAGTGGACATTAAAAGGCGCATTCCTAACAGGTGCTACATTTGGTGACCTCGACTGGGGTGATGATGGAACACCTTTAGCTATAACGCTAGATATTAGGTTCGATCACGCTATCTTACAATACTAAGATTAAATACTATATTAAGAAAGGCTCCTTATGGAGCTTTTTTTATTGCTATATATTTATATATACGAACAATAAGGAATTCCAATTATGAATAAAGTTACAGATGATTACCCGGGCAAAGCCCTTTCCACAGACGAACTAAAAGAAAAAGTTGCTTCTGATGTTAATACAACCCTTGCAAAAGAATCTAAATTTCCAACAGAAATCATAGAGCTCCCAAGCAAAGGAAAACTATATCCTGAAGGCAGTGCTTTATCTTCAGGTAAGGTTGAAATGAAATATATGACTGCTAAAGAGGAGGATATATTAACATCTTCTAATTTAATCCAAAAGGGCGTAGTTATAGATATGCTACTTAGAGCATTGATTGTAGGTAATGGTGAAGGCCAATCTATAAACTATAATGATTTGATTGTCGGGGATAAGAATGCAATAATGGTGGCAGCCAGAGTATTAGGCTATGGTGCTGATTATCCTGTGGAAATGACCTGTCCTGGCTGTGGTGTTAAGCAAAAACAAACCATTGATTTGACGGCTTTAGAAAATAAAATAACTGAGGGTGATCCTGCAGATAAAGATGCCAGGTTCACATTCAAACTCCCAGTAGCTAAAAAAACTCTAACATTCAAAATCTTAACTCATGCTGATGAAAAGCTAGTAGAAGCTGAAGCAAAGCGCATGAAAAAGAAAAAGATTGGTGGTAATGGTATGACATATGAACTAACCAGTAGGCTTAAATATATGATCGTAGCCATAGATGGCGAGGAAGATAAAACAAACATCAGATCGTTTGTTGATAATGAATTCCTTTCAAGAGATTCTTTAGCATTCCGTCAACATGTAGAAACAGTATCTCCAAACGTAGATATGACTGTCTACTTTGAATGTGATAGTTGTGGCCATGAAGATGCATCGATACAGATGCCAATGAACGTCCAATTTTTTTGGCCTAGGGCTTGATTACAAGCCCATTCTGCATAAACAAATATTTGAGTTAATATACCATTCTCAGGGCTCATTCACGCATACAGATGTTTATACCCTCCCAATATACCTAAGGACCTTCTACTATAAGACATTATCTGACCAGTTGAAAAAAGAGAAGGAAGCCCAGGAAAAAGCCAGTAAAGGTAAATCTCCTAATTCATCTCCTCCAAGGTTCCCTAATTCTACCAAAACTCCAAATTAGTGATATTTATACTCGAATAGCTAATTATTGGAGTAGCCATGGATAACGAAAAAAAACTTAGAAAAGCATTAAGACCGATTATATTAACCCAAATGGCAAATCATCCTAATGAATTACAAGAGGGATTCTTTGATAGGGTGATGGATCACATCTCAGGAATACTTCTGAAAACAAGTGACAAAAGATACAATCGAGATCTTGCAACTTTAGCAAAAAGCTCTCCTGAAGGCAAAAAAGCAGTAGACAATTTTCGAGAGTTCGAAGACGAACTTAAACAAACTACAGCAATGATAGCTCAGATGAGAAAAGACGGGAGATTATAATAGATGGCTAAAAAGCAGAATAATGCATTTGATGCAGCAATGGCCGCGTTTGCAAAACAAGTTGCGGATTCTGCTAAAGAGGAAGCTGCTGCGAAAGAGAGGTCTGCAAAAGCTAAAGAAGACGAAAGAAAAGAGCAAGAAAAGATATCAAAAATGACCGCTGCGGACCAGATTATCTACAAAGCGGAGGAAAAGGCCAGATTAAAAAACCTAGATATCCTCGAGCAGGAAACAAATCTAGTAGAACAACTCAACGTCCTGGCCATAGCTGAAGAAGACAGATTGGATCCAAGAATCAAAGCAGCCCAGAGAATGCTGGATTTGAAGAATAAAGAAATCAAAAATCAAGCCACGATTGAGGCTAAATTTGATAAGTTCAAAGACACTTGGGACGATTTCTTTCATATAGTTACTGACCCCGCAATATCTAAGGGAATATTTCTAGTAGCTGCAGCTGATAAAGCCAAAGAAATGGGTGACAGTCTAATGGATGCCCAAAAAGCTATGGGCCTCTCATATACCCAAGCTATAAAAATGTCAGGAACCCTGGCAAGTGCAGTTGGTAGTGGAGTTATGCTTGGTATTGGATTCCAAGAGGCTGCTGAAGCTGCAGGAGCTCTAGCAGAAACAATGGGTGACCTTAATGAGGTAACTTCAGGTGCAATAGTAACGGTTGCGAGACTAGGCAAGAAGTATGGTATAGCAGGAAGTGAAGCTGCCGGACTATATAAACAAATAAAATTGATGTCCGGTGGAACAGATGAAATGGCTGATAGCCAAATTCAGTATACTGAAAATCTAGCTAGAGCCAATAAGGTAGCTCCTGGAAAGGTAGTTGCAGACATGGCTAAGAATTCTGAATTCATGGCTAAGTTTATGGGTAAGAATTCCAAATCAATGGCAGAAACAGCAGTCCAAGCAGCTAAGCTTGGTGTATCGATGTCTGAGATTTCTCAAATGATGGATAGCATCTTAGACATAGAAACCTCTATAGAAAAGGAAATGCAGGCATCAGTGTTATTAGGTCGCCAGATATCATTTGATAAAGCCCGTCAATTAGCTATGGCAGGTGATGCTCTTGGAGCAACAAAAGCTATTCTAGAACAAGTAGGTGGCATTGCCGAATTCGAAAAAATGTCGGTGATCCAAAGGAAAGCCTTGGCAGAGGCAGCAGGTGTAGATCTAGCAACTATGCAATCGATGATTGGTAATAGACAAAAGCAGATCGAAATGGGACTTGTCGAAGCAAGCACTGGGGAAGCGATAGGAAACTTTCTTGTTGGGCAGGGAAAATCACTCAAGGATAATATGGCGTTGTACTCGGCAACTACTAATATGCTGGTTAATATGGGTAAGATCAGACTTGGGGAACGTCTTCAATCAGTAGCCCATTGGATAAAGGCAAAAGCCAACAGGGCTCTTGAACTTGCTCACGCAATAAAAATGAAGATGTTTGGAGGTGGCGGCAAAAGAGATGCACAGGGTATATTGAGAAATGCAAAAGGCCAGTTTATGAAGGATCCATCTAAATCAAAATCTATATTGAAGTCAGTATCAACTCCAAAACCAAAACCTAAATTAATACCAAAAGAAAAGCCAGGGAAGGTATCAGATATGGGAATGGGTAAATTAGGTAAAAATATGAAAAATATAGTGATGGGAGCTGCAGCGATGGTTCTAGTAGCAGCAGCTGTCTTTGTATTTGCAAAAGCAGTACAAGAATTCATGAGCGTAAGTTGGGAAGCAGTCGGCATGGCAGTTGTCTCGATGTTAGCATTAGTAGGAGCAGTTGCTTTACTTGGAGCGATTATGATGTCCGGAGTTGGAGCCCTAGCAATCCTAGCCGGTGCAGCAGCAATGATAGTCGTAGCCGGAGCGATGTTAGTATTAGCTATTGCCCTTAAAACCTTAAGTGAAGCAATCCCAAACTTCATACTATTCATACCAATGCTACCTGAATTAGCAGTTGGGCTATTAACTCTTGTACCAGCAATACCATTCATGCCATTTATCGGCTATGGCTTAATGGCAATGGGAGCCGGCTTTGGCGTAGCAGCTATCGGAGTAGGATTATTTGGAGCAATCGGCGGTGTTGGAATCATAACCGGTCTTGCAACAGGCATGGCTATATTAACACCTCTTGCAGGAGGTATCGCTGCATTGGGTATAGCCTTCGGGGCATTAGGTTTGGGAATTATGGCTCTTGGGGCAAGCTTAGTATTACTTACTCCTATGTTACCAACTCTATTAGCACTAGGGGGATTGGCACTAGGAGTCGGGGCTATAATGGGAGGTCTCGGAGAAAATGAAAAAGGTTCGGATGACGGCACTAATAAAATTGTAGAGAAGCTAGATACTCTGATAGAGCTTATGAAAGAAGGTGGTATTGTTAAAATGGATGGCAAACAGGTTGGAGAGGTAATAGCTCTTGCTCGTGGCCCAATGGGAATGTAATAATGGGATTTCTAGAAAACTTAACAAATGATGCCTTTGCCAACAAAATGGCAGACCACTACCACACTCATATAGGTGCAGCAGAATTTAAAAGCATCCGTGATGAAGCCAAATCTGGAGCCAACCCACAAACCCCACCCTGGGGAGCACAGCCATATATACAAAGAGGAATGCGAGGTGGACTAAACAAATTGACCGCTCCAGTCATTGACGCAATTAGAGTAGGTGGTTTTATGGCATCTCCAAAAGGTCTACTATTCATTGCAAAGCAAACGGGGTTACAAAGATCTAACCCATTGGGCGAATTCGGAGTCAATCCAATTCACATCAGCAGGAAATACAATCCCCTTTCAATGATAGATCAAGTTTTACGAGGTCCCCTTGGAACTCATCTTGATAGGCATGGAGGGGGAACTACTAATCTCGAAGAAACCAATTACGGACCAAGGATAAAAAAGTTAAATCTAGGAAAATCAAACAGACTAGTTGACATAGCAAGTCAATTAGATGTGGGGTATCATAGAGAGCTAGATCTAATATCGTCTGAAGTCTCTACTTTAAATTACGTCGAAAGCCTTGAACAAAAAAAGACAAGCAGAAATAATGCAAGCAATAAAGCCCGTCCTAAAGGTCCTATAGTTATAGCTGCTATGTCTGGACTAGGAGGTCCGAACTCATTCTTTGGCATAGGAAGAACAGATCATAGAGCATATCTAAGAAACCTACCTAAACATATTGCTACATATTACAAGCCGTCACGGGATGCTTTACCAGTCGGGGATCCCGGACCTGATTCATACACGGGACTAAAAGGAACTGAAGGTGACTACAAAGGATTAGTAGAACCCGACAATTTTTCACCATTTAAGAAAAAAGATCTTGCTGGTTCTTCTGATAACCCTCTGGCAAAATACCAAACTTTAAGTTATGGCGGAATAGTTAGAGCTGGGAAAGACACCAGCACAACTACTCCCATCAAATCATTTAAGGATGGTACTAGATATCCATCATCATCATATTCAACATATGGTCTTATAGATTATGGCAACGTCACAGCGAAAAACAACGTCGATAAGTATGGTGAATATATAGAAAAAGCAGGAGATATGGTTGAAAACGAACAGGAAAGTGATTTTGTTACCTTTAAGCTAGAAGGTAAGGTAGCTGGGAAACAAAAGACATTGAAATTCAGGTCGTATGGTTTAGGGTCCATAACAGATAATACTTCTTTTAGTTGGTCCGAGGTGACGTACGCCGGAAGAACAATGGCCCAACACAAATTTGACAAGGTATCCAGAGACGTTTCACACGACCTAATGATAGTTGCATTTTCACCCCGGGAATTAAAACAGAATTTCAACAGACTAAATGAGCTATACCAATTAGCTTCACCATCGGTAGGTGCTGATGATGGCCTCGCAACTGCTCCATTTTGCAAATTTACTCTAGGGGATCTTTATTTTGAACAAAATGTAATTATAGATAAAATAACGTTTACTGTAGACGAGTCAACTACTTGGGACATCGGTAATAGAACAGCAGATGATATAACAACAATTAATAAGCAACTACCAATGATGATAAAATTGAATTTGGGTTATAAACTAATAACCAACGCCAGTGATGGATTCTTCACTAATAGCAGTAATTATTGGCATCCAATATCATGAGCAGATACCACTCAAATAGGGAACTAAAATACCCCGGCAAGCCCAGACAATTTAAAAGTAATATCTATCCTCCTATTCCTAGGTCTGTAGATGATATATATCTGATAAGTAATTCTGGGGATCGATTGGATATTCTTTCTCATAGGTATTACCAAGACCAAACACTATGGTGGATTATAGCGGTTGCAAACGGTCTTGGTAAACATGGTATGATAGTTCCTCCAGGCATCCAACTCCGTATACCTACAAACATTTCGGAAATCCAAGGAGCTTATGTAGCACTACAAGGAGAGCGATAATGGCAATGAATATGATTTCAGTCACGGGATCCCTAAAAGTGGCCCTTGATGATAGAATTTCTGCAGCTAAATCCCCTGGTAGCTATCGGACATGGACAGTTGGCAAAATCCCATGGTTCAAGTTTACCTCCAATGTGTTACAAGGAGCAGATGCTACAGCCAAGCCACCTGTTGTGGGGAAAACAAGTCCTTTTCAATCACTTGGCGGTGGAGCCCAAACCATTTCTAATTTATATGACAAGAGCAGCAGGTCATCTCCCACTCCAGGAGTAATATCAGCAACGATTAAACATACCGGAACTCTAAAGACATTAAAGAAAGTCGAAGTATCATATAAGTGTTGGGGCTTGAAACAACTTGCGGAGTTGGAAAAGCTATTTATGTCCCTTGGTAAAACTGTAGTCCTTGAGTATGGGTGGTCTGTAAAGCCTGACGGAACAGCAGTAACGGGACTGCTAACAGAAAAACAATTTGGACTCAAATTCGGGGAATTCCAAAACGCAGTGGACAAACTTGTGGATAGTAATGGTGGTAGTTATGGTGCTACTAAAGGTGTAGTTTCAAACTTCAATTGGACAGCTAATGTTGACGGCTCCTATGATTGTACAACCTCCTTTATATCTCCTGCTGAAATGATGATGTCTCAAGATTCCCAAAAACAGGAAAAATCTGGCACCTGTTGTTTAAATGAAGAAGGAGAAGAGGTAAACCAAGAAGACCAAACCAAATGTAAAAAAGACTCTGACATCACCATCAAGCTGAAGAGTGTTCAGAAATCAAACGTTCTAAAGAATAATCAAGCAGGATATAAAACCTTCGGGGATAAAAAAAGATACTGGGGGTTTTCAATGAGGATGGATAAGGAACAGACAACGGAAGAGAAAAAAGATCGATGGTTCTTCGAGA